CTGCACGCTCGGTCACCGTTGAGAAAATTGAGCCTTTGGGAGTTGCACAGGTCTGGGACATCGAGGTCGAAGCCGACCACAGCTATGTCGCCCACGGACTGATCCACCACAACTCTTCTTCAAATCCCAACCTCCAGCAGATTCCAGCGCGAGACCCAGACATCAAGAAGCTGATCCGCGGACTGTTTATACCAGAAGAGGGGGAGAACTGGGGGTCGTTCGACTACGCATCGCAAGAGCCGCGGTTGCTAGTACACTTTGCAGCATCGATGCCGGACCGCATGCGAAGCCCTGTGGTCGACACCATCGTCGAGGAGTACCACAAGGGCGACGTCGACCTGCACCAGATGGTTGCCGAGATCGCAGGCATCTCCCGCAAGCAGGCCAAGGCTGTGAACCTCGGGATCATGTACGGCATGGGGGTGACCAAGCTGGCAGCCCAGCTGGACATCTCGGTCGAAGAGGCCAAGCGTATCATGGCCGAGCACAAAGACAAGGTTCCGTTCGTGAAGCAGCTGGCCGATGTAGCCAGCCGCAGGGCCGAGAGCGAAGGCCAGATCCGCACGGTCCTCGGACGCCTGTGCCGGTTCCATCTGTGGGAACCAACGACCTTTGGGTACAATAAGCCGCTACCTCTGGAGGAGGCTAAGAAGGAGTATGGCAACATCAACAATCTGAAAAGAGCGTTTAGTTACAAGGCCTTGAACAAGCTTATTCAGGGATCGGCTGCAGACCAAACCAAGAAAGCGATGGCTGATTGTTATGCCGAAGGCCTCGTTCCGCTGTTGACCGTGCATGACGAACTGTGCTTTTCTGTGACTGATAAAGCGCAGGCCGCTCGGATCAAAGAGATCATGGAGACAGGCCTGAAGCTCAACATTCCGTCCCGTGTGGACGACGACGTGCCAGCCTTTCGGGGCTTGCCAAACAACTGGGGAGAAGTCGAATGAGCAAAGCAGAAGAACAACAGGTGCTGGGGTTCAAGGACATGCATCCTGCTCAGGCCGAAGCGCTGCTGATGTTCATCCACATGGCCCTCACGGTTACTCCAGAGGAGTGCTTTGAGGACGTCTTCGATGCCGCGGAGGACTTGGTCGTCCTGCTGGGCGGCAACGGTATAGAGGTGCACTACGACGTGGTGATTTAGTTTGCCTGCCGCTGTGCGATCTCTGCGTTACGCGCTTGAGACACGGGGTCTGACCCCAACAACGCCATTGGAGGTGTACTTCCTGCCAGTGCTTGTGGAGCCTGTTGGGCCGCGGGCGCTGGCGCTTGCAAGGCAACGGGGGCCGGTGTAGCAACCGGCCCCTGAGCTACCGCAGCAGGAACACCTACAGGCGCCACGTCCGAAGCTCCGGGCGTGGCGACCAGCGGAACAGGATCTGTGAAGTTTTGTGGGATCAGCGGCTGCCGGTTTAGCTGACGCTCTATTGCACGGATTTCTCTGGCGGGCAGACGCGTTGTCACACGGGCCTGTGTCCGGCCTTCCCGCATCACGGACTGGACGCGGTCATCGGATAGGCTGAGTGGATCGAACCGACCGCGCATGATGTTGCGGATCTCGGTGCTACCCAACCGCGCCTCGCCCGTCAGCTGCTGGCGGATCTGCCGGTCGTTCATACCGAGGCGACGGGCTGTCTCAACCAGATCAAACAGCTGTGCCTGCCCCCGCTGGAGCTGAGCGTTAGCCTTTTGGTAGGCCTCGATGACCTGCTCCTCTGTTGAGTCGTTGGCATTGGCCACGCGACTGAAAACGGATGAAGCATCACGGCGAGCTTGGTTGTACTCAAAGCCCTTGTACTTAAAGGTCTGGTCGAGCTGGGCGCGCAACGGACGCAGGCCCGTGATCACGGCAGCGCCCTCTTCGTACCGATCAAACTCTTGCCCGGTGGCGCTAGGAGTGCCGGTGATAGCGCGGCTCACGCGGCCCTGAACAAACTCACCACCCTTTTCTTGGACGAACATTTCTGCTGCACCGGGGATATAGGCCCCAGCCACATGGTTGAAGGCGATCTTCGCTCGCTCCCCCAGAGGGGTGTTTTCAGTGAACAGCGTTGACCCCGTTGGCGTCCGGCCGCCACGCACGGTGACGTTCGCAAGCCGCTCGCCCACAAGGCTCTCGGATGCAAATGGTTCAAAGAGCTTGCCCACACCAGCAAAGATGGCTGCGCGTATCTGCTCTGCTTCGGATGCACCCACACTACCCTTTTCGCTATAGATCTGCATGGCCGCCCGCGCGGGAGCCAGAGCAAAGTCGTACGGCATCATGTAGCTGAGATCGAGATACTCTACGTCGGGATCACCTGCTGCCGAGATCGGGATAAGCTGGTGTCCTTTGGTGTAGTATGCGGCGATCTTGTTCAAGTCCTCGATCGTGGGGTTTCCCTCTTCGCCCCAGCCAAGTGTCCGAGCGGCAGCAGCCTGCACACCAGACGGCACAGCCACAGCAGAGGCTAGGTATCCAGAGATGCGCTGCGCACCAACAGCGCGGATCTGCCGCTCGAGCTTGCGTGCAGCGTCAGGTCCAATTGCCGCAACCAGTTCATCACTGGCCTTGAAGCTCATGTCCCGCAAACCTTGATCCATGATGTTTGTCGTGTTGCGAATAACCTCGGCGGGGAAGGCCACAAAGTTTCCGACCACAGGAATGCGGCGGACCATCTTCACGGCTTCCGGCACACGGCCGTATGTTGGCTGCGTGTTCTTCACGATGTCGCCAGCCAGTGTGTCGAGGTAGCTCGCTGTGCCCGTAAGCTCCGAGGTCCGAGAACCGAGGCCCGACCGAACAAGAATGTCGGACAGGTTGTTCACGGAGTCTGGTGTCAGGCCAGCACTGCGGAATGCGTTGTTGTACTTGGCGCGCTCCGCGCTCCAGTTGACCATCTTCCAGTACGTGTCGGTGTCCGAGTACAGCCGTTCAAGCGTGTTGGCGAAAGGTATTTGGTCCTTGACGGTCTTGACCCCACTGCCCACGCGCCCGGCAACGGAGAGATCAGAGCCCTCCCTCATCAGGTTCCGGAATTCCTCGACGGCGATGTTCTGCTCTCGCAGACCAAGGTTCCCAGTCAGCTCGTACATGCTGCGGAACTCGTCGTCGCTGAGGTTGGCTGCTTTCGCCCCAGTCAAACGGAAGGAGTCGGAGAACGGCATGCCCCGCATTATGTTGCCGTTTGCCATTGTCAGGAAGGCCCCAGACAAGAAGTTCCGCACCTGTGTGATCGGGCTGTACACAGTCTTGGCAGCCTGTGCCGCACCCTTCGCCTGCAGCGACAGTGCGAGGGCTTCGTTTAGGAAACCTTGCGTCATGCTTTGCGGGGTCGTGAGAGAGGCATAGATCTCAGGTGCCACATAGGCGCCGGTCATAGAGCCGTAAGATCCACCGAACACAGTATCCTTGCCCGGCTCACCGAGCCGAACATATCCTTTTGTCCGCGCAAGCTCTTCACCGATCTGCTCAGCGTCCGGCCCATATACTGCCAGCGGGATGGCTCGGCCAGAACTCTGGTTGATCATCTGCACCGCTTCGGCTCCTGTCTTTCCAAACTGGGAAAGAGTACTGTCGTACAGAGAGTTGCCTGCGGCAATGCGGGACATGTCTTCTACCGTGCGGAGGAACGCCTGCTTTGGATCCTTGATCTCGCCCAGCAGCTCCCGCAGTGCGGGGGACTTGGTCAGCAGCTTGCTGCGCTCCTCGAGCAAACCCTCTGCGATGTTGTACAGAGGCTTGCCGCCGATCTGCTTCTTGCCGCGGGCGGCCTTTGTGCCGCGCAGCTCAAGTATGGCTTCGTCAGACAGGTTGGTGTTCTTGGCGTCAAGGCCGATCAGGCGGCGAACCTCTTGTTCGGCGTCCGTCCGGACTACGTCGGCTGGGCGGACACCAGCCAACGCACCTTGTCGCACGCGCGCGCGGTCCATTGACTCAAAGGTTTTCTGTACGTCGTCCACGGCGCGCTTAAATGTCGGGGACCGAGCGACGTTCTTGTCGACAACCCAGTTAGGGTCCTCAAACTTTTTGTACAGGCGGCGGACATAGCCACCCATGTTGTCGTTGAAGGTGGCCAGCATCTGCTCTTTGAGCTCGGGAGAAAGACTGCTCTCTGATACTTGGTCGGCAATAATCGTCGACATACGCGTGATCTGATCACGCATCTGTGTGGCGGGGCCAACAATCTCTTCCCCGTAATCCTTGAGCGCGTCGTCCGTGCCTTGCAAGAACCGGAACAACCCATCGTACAGCTGATCGTGGCCCGCGCGGCCTGTGCCGCGAAGCTTCTGCATTGCATTGGGCGCGAACTTTTTGGCCGCTTGCTCGAACGCGGTGAGGCTTTTCTCGGCTTCGCCCCGCTGCGTTTTTGTAAAGGCCTCTGCTGACTCCACATTAAGGAACAGATCCTGCGGCGCCAAACCACGAGAGCTAAGGTACTTCTGGAGCGTGGTTCCATCAAGCTTGTTACCAAGGGCTTCCATGCCGCGGACAATAGTGCGGGCAGCCAGTGGTACACCCGGCACCATCGATACGCCTTGGGCCGCCAGCTTGGCAGCGGGAAAAAGCCCTTCAAAAGCGGCCCCGAAAGCGGTGCCCTCAGCCCCAACACGCAGCTTGTTGCGCAGGCGACGGAAGGCTTCATCCCGACCGGTCAGGCCAGTGTTCTCTTCTGTCTCAAGGACATCGGGCAGGGCGTCGAAAGCATCAGACAATGTGCCCATGCCGTCGGGCGAAACAAAGAAGTCGGACACGCCTGCGGCCATGGTGGTCGTGCCTGCAAGGCGGGCCCGCGAACCGACAAACCCTTTGCCTACGCGACTGGCGCCAAAGGCTTCCGCCGAGCGCGCCATGCGCCCACCCTTGCCCAGCACTTCAGCGCCCTTGGCAACCTGCCCAGCTCGGCCCAGCCAACCAGCGATGGGGATGAAGGCCAGACCAAAGTTCGTGATCCCCTCTGCAGCGAGACCCGCAGTGGTTTCAGGATCAAGGCCCAAGTTGTCCTTTGCGCCGACGAAGAAGTCTGTCGTGGGCTGCGAGTAGTTCGTGTCCAGCAATGCGTCCAGACCGGCCGCACCAAGCTCCGCGATCCCCTGACCGAGGCCCACGGCCCCCGCACCCATGCCGCGTGCGATATCACTAGCGACAGTGCGGTCGCTTTCCTCGGCATCGGGGGCATCGGCCGCCGGTCCCCCGACCGCTGTAAACGGTTTGCTTGGGTCAAAAGCTGGGGCAACAGTAGGCTCGGGTGAGCCCACTAGGGTGAAAGGCTTGCTTGGATCAAAGACTGCCATTTACGACCCCAGTGGTTCAAAAGTTCCGTCAGGCTGCTCTTGGTACTGCACACCATCTTGCTCAACAATCCTGCCCGAGATGGGCGAGGCCCCGCCCCGTTGTGTAAGCGATTCGGCCACCGCGCGGGCTTTTACAGGATCCACTGTTTCGCCGTCCGCACCAAACACATCGTAGAAGTCTGGGTTCGCAAGGACCAATCCGAGGTTCTGCTGGTACAGACGCTCCGGTGTATAGGTGCTTGTCCCGCCGCCCGAGCCTCTGAGCCGTGCAATCTCTTTGTCCGTCGCCAGCTTGGCCGCCAGCGCTCGCGTCTCTGCTCTGGTCGCGTCCTTCGCTGCGTCTTCGGAGCGAATGGCTTTCATACCGGCCAGCGCACCTTGGGCAATGTTGGTCAGCGCGTTGGGGCTCTGCCCCGAGGCAATGGCAAGACCGATCATGGCGAGGTTGGCCATGGCCTTCTGACGGCTGTCCTTATCTACCTCGTCGCTGCCCCCGCCGAGACGTGACATCATCTCTTCGAAGTCCGTGTCGTAGGTCGCCGGGTTGTTAACCTCTTCCTCGGTCAGGATAGGGCCTGCAATAACGGGAGTTGTTTCGGCGGCGGCGGGGGCCTGTTCGACGGCAGATTCTTCGACGGTTGGTTCTTCGGTTGTGGGCTGCGCGACAACAGCGGCGGGCGGCGGGGCGCCCGCGTCTCGTAACGGCACGGACTCGTTGCCCACGTTGCCGTAAGGCATCGTGTCATCAAACGTCTGCTCCCGTGAAAAAATCTCTCCGAGACCAAAGAACCCCGGCCGGTCTACCGTCTCCGGCACGGACTCGTTGCCCACGTTGCCGTAAGGCATTGCACCGGCATCCGGCTCGACCCGCGGCGGGGGCGTAGACACTGCACTGGGCTCGACCCGCGGCGGAGGCGTAAACACGGTGTCAGAAAACCGCTCATCCATCGCCCCAAGGATCGGGGCCCCGATACCGCGCGTGATCCCAGCAAGATCCTCTTGGTACTGCTGCATGTCAAACGCAGAGGCGTCCAGCGCAGGCACTGCGGGCACTGACATAGGTCCGATGTCCGAGGGCATCGGAGGGAGCTGGCCGCTCGTGTCTTCTGTAAACGAGGGGTTCACCCCGCCCATGCCGTACTGTGGGGACTCTCCAACGATGTCCGCCATGGTGAGGCTTGGGCTAAGCCGCTGGCGTACTTCGGCCGCAACATCAGCAGAAGCTGGAGCCCCTGTCTGAGCATCCAAAACGCGGCCGTCATCGGTGAGGACGAAGGTCCGGTCACCGACCCGTGTCGCGCGCGCCCGAGCAGCCGACGGCAGAGGAGCATCGGGAGCAGAGGGGGTTGCCAAGCGCTGCGCACCGACGTTGCCCCCAACTTGGAACTTGGCCACCGTCTCGGCCAGCCGTGGAGAGGAGGACATAATCCCACCCATACCGCGCAGCTTCTCACGAGCTTCACGAGGCTGGAAGAGTTTGCGCATAAGTGGATCCATGATCTGCTCCTTGGGTTCAGGCGGCGCTGGTCTTGTAGGCTTGGCTGAGACCATACGCCCCCATGCCAAGACCGGCAACTTGCGAACCAATGCTTGGCCCCGGCTGCGACATTGTAGTGATCTGCCCAGAAGGGGCGCCTGTAATGATGTCCGACGCGAAGGCCAGCTGCTGATACGGCTGCATCGCCTGCTGGTACTCGTTCGCCCGCTGCGCGTCCATCTGTGCCTGCGACAGCTGCTGCTGCATGCCACCCGTCGACAGCAGGTTGTTCATGTCCTGCAGGTTGAATTGCTGCTCCGCCTGACCAAGACCAACGAACTGCTGACCGAGGCCCGCGATCCCTTGTCCAAGACCAGCGGCCTGCTGCTGTGCACCAAGACCAGCCTGAATACCAGACAGTCCAAGTTGCGAGCTCTGCAGACCGAGGTTACCGGCCGCTTGCGCACCGGTTTGTGCCAGCTGCTCAGCATTCAGACCAAGGCGACCACCTGCTTCGGCCGCACCGGCCGCGGCGCTCGAGCCGATCTGCCCCAGCTGCCCAGTTGTCTGGGCCGCCTGCAGCGCGCGGTTTGCCGCCGACTCAAATCCGCCGGCTCGCATCTGGGCCGCCGTGCGAGCCTGCTGCTCAAGGATGTTCCGCTGCAGTTCCTGCTCTGCCACAGCCTGACGAGACCCGCCGAAAGCACCTGCCTGAACAGCTTGTCCGCGGACATTCTGCTGCGCGAGCTGGCCCTGCCGAGCGATGTCGGCCAGAGCCTGCTGGATTGCAGCGTCTTCAAAGGGGCTCATGAACTGCAACGCGGCATCGGGAGACAGCCCAGCAATACCCTGCCGAGCAGTACTCATCCCGAAATCGGAGGCTTCCATAAGCTGGCGCTGGGCCTCGGCCGTCGACGCCCGAGCGCGATCTGCCGTGACGCCTACGTCGATACCTGCCTGCTGCAGCGCTGCCTGTCCGGGCGCTATCTGACCCGGGATCTGACCAGCCAAATCACGTGTTGCCCCGAGAGACTGTTGCAAAGCTGCAACACCTTCTTCGGTCAGACCTGTTGCTCGCTCGAGATACGGCTTGTATGACCCCACGCCCTGCTCAGCAAGACCAAAGGCCTGCAGCTGCGCGGGGGAGAACCCCGCAACCTGCTGACCGGGAAGGTTCAGAGGCGCTGCCATAAGACCCTGTGCGGTTAGCGAAAGGCCTGGAACCTTGTCACCTTTAGTGGGGACGGCGTACTCTCGTCCGCCGATCACGGCGCTTCCGGTGAACCCAGTATCTACTGGTCCGCCTGCTTGGTACTGCTGTGGTACCCCTGCGTTTTCACACATCAGACACGTCCTCCGCGCTCAAACTGTCGCATCATCTCGTACATGCGAGCGGCGCCCGCTTCACGGTCCCCGTTCCCCGCACCTTTGACGGCCTTCTCTGTCATGACGAACTCGCCGTCAGAAAGAAGCGCTTCTTGCACAGGAACGCCGTTCTGCAGGATCACGCTGTCGACCGAGTCGCTGGTCCCAGTTCCGGGGCCCTCGACGTATCCGCCGACGTTGAACTGCGTCTGCAGCGGCGGTGCGCCAGCAATGCTACCGTACTGCATCTGCGGGCTGCGCATGGCCATGGCCATCGTTGCGGCAACCATCGGATCGGAAAGGTTTGGCAGCTGCCCGTTCATCATGGGCATCTGTCCTTGGTTCAAGGAAGCAAGACCTTGCTGCGGGGTCACATATCCGCCCATGGCGTAGAGACCGCCGTCGACAACACCCTGACCACCATAGCCTGCGTTTGCTTTAGATGCGGCACTCGGACCTGTGTCCCTGCCAATGGCATTGTTGAACCTGCGCTGGTTGTCTATGGCGCGGTTCTGTTCCTCGGGAGTACGGTTTGTCACAGCGTTGCCGCCCATGACCGTGGAGCTCTGGTCACGGTCATTACCGCCACCGCCACCGCCACCGCCACCGTCACCGTTGCCGCCACCGAGGCTGCCGAGATTACCAAAACCGCCGCCGGGGATCCGGCCGCCGTACAGCAAAGCCTGCAGCGTGGGGTTCAGCTTGGTTTCTTGCGTTACCGTTTGGGTTTTGGGTGCACCGCACATTATCCGAACCTCATACCTTGGCTATTAAGATAGCCTCTGACCATGTCTTGCTGCGCGGGGGCAAACCCCGCCAGCATTGTGTTGTCACTCATTCTCTGCCCACCCACGGGCAGAGATCCGATACCCATAGAGGCAGGCATCATTGTATTGCTGCCGCCAACAGAAGGGATATTGGTTGACGCCATCTGGGCCACGGCCGATTGGGGCTGCGCTCCAGCGGTGAGCATCGGGTTTGCAGAGGCCTGTGTCCCCGTGTTCCGCTGCACAGCGGGGGCCGCAGGCATAGCAGAAGGCTGCTCACCACCACCCAAACTTTGTAGCGCTTTTGAAATGTTCCCGAGGTCCAGCTGCGGAGAGGCGGCAGCTGGGGCCGCGGCACCTGCACCCGTTGTTCCAGCAGCAGAAGTGGCGGCACCAGCAGCGCCGGGCGCTCCGCCCATCATTGCTCCGAGGGCCGTGCTCCCCGCACCAAAACCAACTGCGTTCAGTGCCGCGTCACCAAGATCGCCGCCTGCAAGAAGCGTGCCAAGTCCTGCACCCAGCGCTTTTGGGGCGGCCGCAGCAAGAAGCCCGGCCCCCGCACCGCTGAGCCCAAGAGCACCTGCTATACCCGTTCCAAATGTGGCGGGCAAAAGAGATGCCGCCATACTGCCGAGTAGGGGTGCAAGAAATGGAACCATTATGCTTCTCCGCGCACCACGTCTGGTGCTGTCATAGTTTTCAAGGTGCTGCGCCGAAGAGGCGTGTCTGCCGCAAGGCAGGGTATGTTCTTAGGAACCATATCAGATGTTCTAATACGGTGCAACGAAAGGCTCCACCCTATGGAGTCACGACGGTAACGCCGCCCACACTGCCGGTGGCCGACACGCCTCTTACATGTGGCGTATCAGTCAGCACCACCTTCAGAAACCCAGACTGCTGGAATACAGCGCCTTCTGGTAGTCCAACATCGTCAGTCTGTAGCGCGGTCAGCGTCAGCGCCGTCGCCCGCAGCGGGCCCGGCACTTGGCTCTGCTGGGCGAACACAGCGAAGTTCCGAATCAGCTGCGAGAAGTACGACTGATTGTACTCTTGTGGCGGGCTCGGAAAGAATGGGATCGGGACGCCACGGCTCATCAGCGTCTCCCGTCGGGCCGCAAGTCATATCGCATGCTACCAAGGCGCCAGCCCACACCGGCACCGTCGGAGGCGATGCGAACGCTGAACTGTCTGCCGCGCAGACGCAGGTGGATCTGCTCGGTGTCCTCGTCAACTGTGCTGGTCGTGGTCCGCAGGTAGTTGCCGTTGGTGAAGTTCCGCACGCGCGTGGTCACGTCGATCGACGGATCTGCGGTCGAGGAGTTGCGGAAGTCCACGTCGGGGATCATCCGGCGCATGAAAACGAACTGCTCGCCGTCGCCCATATCAAGCGGGCTGGACTGCACAAAGGCGTCTATTGGTGACGCGGGGACCGTGCTGCCGTCGTCGAACCCTGTCTCATGGTTGTACAAGCGATGATCCGTGCTGGCAGCCATCGGCAGCTGCTCGATGCCGCGGTCAAGCCACGCTGTACGTGCCAGAGAACCGTAGTACCACAGGTTCTCGAGGTAGTTGAACACAACGTACCGATCGTTTTCAGTGCTGTTCGCCGACGGGTAGAACCACCAGATCTCGCTGTTCGCCGTGTTGGCGGCTGCAAAGATCTTCTCCACCTGATCGAAGTTCATGTCGTTGAACACAAGGTCCCGCACAGAGCAAGGCAGCCGGTTGACCGTGCCCTCGTAGACGTAGAACTCGTTCCGCCCCATCCAGAAGATCCTGTCGTCCACGGCTACAACCGCGTTCGGGCTCTGGATCGTGATGTTCTCCGAAACCTTTGACAGGCCGAACGTAAACGGGGGGCCAATGAACTGCATGGCGTACATGGAGACGTCCGTAAAGACGATTGTCTGCTGGCGGGTCTCGACGGCACGGATGATCTTGGACCCAGAGCCGAGGCGCAAGTCGCCCGCTGTGTTGGTCGCGGTCGGCAGCCAGTCCACCACGGACTCCTGATCCGAAAACCGGATGAGCAGGGGGTCTTGCACGCCGACGTCGGTGAAAGGATCGCACCCGAAGGCGATGACGTGCCGGTCGATGTCTGACACCATGATCTGCGTCGCTACGGTAGGGGCAGAGATTGCTCCAGATAGATCGCTGATCGCCACCGCCCGATTGTTGCTCAGACCTGCGGAGGAATCCCAGAGGTAAATGCCGCCGTTGACGACGTTCAGCAGCAGATCCTCGCCAAAGTTGTCGTGGCTCCACAGCCGCAAGGTATCCTTGATGAGATCAATCGTGGCGGCACTGCCCCACGCACCGCGGCTCCACGGGCCTGCGCCCCAGCCGGTGCCGAACACAGAGGTGTCGAGACCGATGTTGATTTGATACGCGCCGATCACGCCCGCCCCGCCGTCGCCGGTGTCGGAAGCATTGGCCGCCACAAGCGTGGGGGTGTAGACCCCGTTGATCGTGATCTGCGATAGCGAGGCCACGGCCCGCGCCAGAATAGTGTAGGTCGACGAGTCGACGACCGAGGCGATCTGATACTCTTGGTTCAGGATGTCAGCGGTGATAACGCCGCCAAGGCTGGCCGCATCAGTGTACGTCACGAAGTCCCCGGCCACCGCGCCGTGCGTCGGGTCCGACACAGTCAGCACAGAAGAGCCGTTGACCGCAGCAAACGTAACGGCTCCGGCCGTCGCGGTGCGGCGGATCGGCGTGACGTCATAATACCCCTGACCGTACTCGATGTAGTATTTCAGGTGCGTGCCCACGCCGAGGTAGGTCTCAAGGCCCAAGGTCCGCCAGATGTGCAGCGCGCGGCACGACCCAAGGAACGTGCTGTCTCCAAGGCGGGCCCAGCCGCCGATCTTCTCAGGATATCCAAACCGGAAGCGAATCTTGTCGCCGTCGAACCATCCACCCTCGTTGCTATACGAAGTGATCTCTCGGTTAATACCGGGACGGAACTGGAGTTTTGTCAGTGGCATGTTATTCCCCTTATGCGGGTTCAACGGGCCAATCGTCATCACCCAGATAAGGGAAGTTAGCATGATCTGTGATGTCGCGCAAAGCCTGACGATAGGTAGCCCATGCTGTAGCGTTAACAGGAGCATCAGCAATCTGGGTCCAGTCACTGTCGGACAGCAGATGGTTGCGCCGATTGCGGGCTGATCGAGCCACACTGCCATCGTGCTGTTGCACTTCTTCAAGGGTTTTATTGGATACGACCCAGCCGACAGTCCAGCCACCGTCAACCAAAGACGGTTCACCCTCTTGTGCTGCCTTTTGAGTCCGCGGGTCAATATCTGGCCTGTTGGCAAAAGCAACAGGGTGGACCCCATATACCTTGAGCATCTCCTCTGGCACTTGCTTCGGAAATGACGTGTTTGAATTATCGCGGCGTAGTTGCCCCACGTTGTAGGGATATGTGTCTACTGTGCCGTTTGTAGTTTTAACGTACATATCTCACCTCATGCAATTGGATAGTTTTGGATTTTCACGAAAGAAAAGTTTTCACCGGAAGCAGCCGCAGCCAAAGAAAAAGTCCCCTGAAGTGATGGGGCGGACGGGTTAGCAAGTCCGTATATACGCAAATCTGATGCGCCCTCTGATGCGCCCGAGGTAAAGTTTGTTGTCATCCCCAACACCCCCCTGTCGCCGTTTACATGAAGTCCGTGGGCAATTTGAGTCTGGATTCCAAAACTGCCCGACTGCTGAATTGACGTTAGCCCAGTCCCATCTGCGCTGTAAGACAGCGTTGAAAGCCTCCGTGTGCCGTTACTTTCCTCGAAAAAAGCATACGCCCTAAGCGCAGAAGGGTTTACGGCAACGGAAAAAACAGTATCGTTAAATGCGGCAGAGGACTCTAGCGAAAAATCCCCAATGTTGCTCATAGAATGGATACGAAGGTTAGTTGCGCAGGAAAACAACAAGTTATTGGTTTCGTCCGCTGCAATAGCGTCTGGTATACCATAGTTGCTTTCAGAAAAATCATCTTCAATGTTTACGATCGAAGCCCTTACTTCTATTGACCGAACAATAGTTGAACCACTAAAGGGGAGCGCAAAAAGACCAGATCCAGAAGTCGAATGCTGCCTCACATACCTAGAACTTCTATATTCGGAATTATTGGTCAATGTTACAACCATAGAACCGGGGGTGCTTACATCCACAATAGACCGAGTTGATATAAAAAGTCTTTCGTTAACAGGATCATAACCCAGTGCTACGGCATCAAAGCTAGTTGTGACAACTTGGTTGTTCAAAAGTGTCATTTGCGTCGGGTCTGAAATGTCGTAGGCATAAACACGTTTAGTGGCTGCACTTACTACAAATAATATGTTTCGATCCTCGTCCAACGCAAAGTCAGACGGGCCATTCAGGCTAACCTCAGAGATGATTGACATATTTGACGGGTCTGTGACATTGACCGCAACTATTTTATCTAAGTTCTGCAGCCCAACGTAGGCCACCGCCTCAATAGGTGTGGAGTTTCCAGCCGCAGCCTGCATCATAATTCGAGTGATACTCATGCCAGCGCCGCCCCAGCCAAGAAGCCATACCAAGTCGTGCCGCCATCATGGGTAATAAAGGCGTAAATGTTTACCTCATTGCTTGCAGGAGCATCAGGCGCAGACCCACCAGCCCAGTCAACCGAGGCAGGCCATGTGATCGTTCGGGCTGTGCTGTCTTGGACGATCTTGAGCGTGAAGCCAAAGGCGCGCCCAGAGGCAGGCGGGTTGCTAAATGTGTAGGTTACGTTCTCAGTTAACTCATGGGTAAACACGTTGCCATCGCGGCAGTTGATCGTCGCTGCGTTGCTGGTTGAGGTGATTGCAGTTTCGTCTTCGACCACACCGGCGTCGAAGATCACGACGCCGTTTGCATCAGCCGTGACGACCTTGCTGGCCTCGGACGTGCCAAGCGTTGTGATGTCGAGGTAGTTGAATTCCGCAGTTGTCGCAGTGACGCCGTCAAGGATGTTTAGCTCGGCGGTTGTGATCGTCGCCCCGTCAAGGATGTTCAACTCGGCGGTCGTGGCAGTGACGCCGTCAAGGATGTTTAACTCGGCAGCGGTGGCAGTGACGCCAAGATTCACAAGCGCGGTGGCCGCACTCGCAAGATCGGACAGGTTGTTTGACGCGGACAAAAAGCCCGACAAGTCCGCACCCAAGCTGGCCACATTCGCGCCAGCGCCAGCGCCATCTGCGTAAACAATGTCCGTCGTGCCGGTGGCGACCGTGACCGTGGTCCCCGAACCTTGGGTCAGGATGATGCTCTCGCCGGAGTTGTTGACGATGAAGTACAACTTCTCCTGATCGTTGGGCGAGATCGTCACCGTGTTGGTGCCGCTAGGCGTGCCGCCAAATACCAGAACCTTGTACTGGCCGTCCGACAGCGCGCCGTCCGAAGTGGTCAGCGTGTGCGTCGTGCCGGTAATCGTGATGTCACCAACGCCATTCGTCAGGCGGTCGATGATCTCAAGATTCGTGTTGGTGGTATCACCCCACGTCCCCGACTGCTCACCATTGGTGATGAGCTCGATGCCGGTATTTACGGTATATGTACTAGCCATAGGTCGCCCTTATATCCGGGTCACGGTTGAATCTCAGTATAGACTGTTGTGGGAGTTGGCGCAATAGGAGTCCAGTCCGTGTCAGGATCAGGCACAATGCGGCCCCAGACCAGAACGCCCCACGGACTGATGAGCCCTCGCGCGGAAACCCCTGTGACCAGAACGTCGATCCCCGTGCCGCCCGTCACGGCCACAGAACCAACAGCCCCCGTCACCGCAAAACCATTGACCGGAATGCGCTGGTTGACCTGCGTCGTGACCTCGCCGACCTGACCAGTGGCCTCGAGCGGCAGCGTAACCGGCTGGCTCCATGCGCCCTGACCCCATGTGCCGCGTCCCCAGCCCTCAAAGAAGACCAAGGCGTCCTGCCGGATCGAGCTCACCAAGCCTTCGGCCGCCACACCCGTCACAGAAACAACAGCGATGCCGGTGGCCGTAACCGTGCCGACGTCCCCGGTCGCTGCCAGACCCGTGAGGATTGGAGCGGTGGAGCCTGTCGCGATGACCGTGTCCACCGCACCGGTGCCCTCGACGCCTGTAAGCGTTGTGCTTACACCGGCGCCCTCGACAACCGCTACGCCCTCAACGGACGTCGTACCTTCGACACCGGTGACGACAGCGGCGACCAAAGCGCGGAACGTGACCTCGCCGACCCCGCCGGTGGCAGCAACCCCCGTGGCAACAGCACCGGCGCCCGCAGCGGCCGTAGCAGTGCCAACAGCCGTAGTGGCATCCACCCCCGTTGTCGTAACAAGGGCCGTGCCCGTTGCAACAACCGTGCCAACGCCACCAGCCGCCGCCAGACCAACAAGTTCTGGGGCAGCATTGATCTGGACTGTGACGCCCTCAGAGGCAGCCGTGGCGGAAAGACCCGTTACAGCGAGTGTCGAGTCACCAATAACAGAAAGCGTTCCCGGAGAGGCCGTGGCAGAAAGGCCCGTAACCGTTACCGGTACGGCCTCGCTCCACGCGCCCTCAGACCATGTGCCGCGGCTCCAGCCCGTTATGTTTGCCATGGCCGATCACCCCGCGTGCTTCAAGCTATGCGAATGATCGCCGTCGAAGCATCCGCGGTAGGGAAGACAATCTGGAAGTCACCGGCGGTCGACGTTTTGTCGGCACCAAAGTCCAGCACAGCAACGGTTGGATCGCCAGCAGCGGTGTCGTTGTAAATCAACGCGCCGCGCGCCGTGATCGTGGCCGAGGTGAAGGTCAGGTCATCGAAATCCGTGAACGCCGTGGTGCCGCTCGTCGTGGGCGTGACGTTGGTCAACGCACCGCCGCCAGCAGTGTAGGAGCCGGAGTTGCCGACCTCGTTCGTGACCGTGTAGGCCGTGGTCGCAGCCGTAAACGAAGCACTGTTGTCATACAGCGCCAGCTTAAAGGTGTCCCCCGTCGAGGTCGTAAAGTTGTGCACAGCTTGCAGGATTTCCTGCTTGAAGGATGTGCAAAGGAAATTTCCAGAAAAACTCACGGGGAGCCTCCATCAGTTAGGGCGGCGGCTTTTCTTTCTTGCCACCACAGTTTCATGCGCTCAGACTGCGCGATCGATCAGTTCGTCATAGACAGCAACATAGTCCACCTCACAGTCCCCTTATGAGTTCGGCCAGTTCAGGATGGCCTGCGTCCGTCAGCGCATTATACACTGTTGTGCGGTCACTGCGAACCGTTTGTTTCATGTACTGCTCGACAACGACAGCGATCTGCTTTTGGAAAGCCACGGCTTGCTCCCGCAGTGCGGGGTGCGCGGTTTCCGAAACGCTGACAATCTTCTGGGCCGCCTGCTGCGCAAGCTCCTCAGTGCTAAATCCGCGGCCGCTGGTTGTTCGAACCCCCACGGCGCCGATGTCCATGAAACCCAAACTCATTGCTTCGCCCTAATCACTTGGCCAGTGCGATACTGGTCCGTTGTTTCCTTGGCCTCGCCCAGCAGCTTGATGCCGACAATGGACTCTTGCAGGCGCTTTTCATATCCGGCCAGCACGTCCTGCTCGCCCTTCATGTAGATGTACGCCTCGATCAGAGACCCATACAGCATGGCCATCGGAGCGTTCGTGGCCAGCCACGTCGTGCCCGAGTCAGCCAGCTCCGTGATGCTCTGCGGCCGGTACAGGTAATGCAGCTCCATTGTGTAGATCGCATCCGGCGTCGGGGACAGCAGGAAGTAGTCCACGTCAAACTGGCCGTAGTACTTCGGTTCGCCGGTGGTCGACTGCGAGGGCGTGTACTCTTGCAGGAACGAGATGTCCTTAAAGTCCAAGAACTCTTTCGCGCCACCCACATCAGTGCGGATGCTCAGTGAGTACGGCGCCAAGAAGTCCGCAGGCACCGCCAGATACGGATTGCCGTTGTCGGTGAACGCCGTGGCGTTCTTACGGAACAGGCTCAGCTGCACCTGCTTGAGGATGCGCTCTTCGGCCTGCCTGATGAACAACGGGATATTGGTGACGAAACTGCTTTCGTCATTCTCCGTGTAGTCAATGACGGCCTGCTTCAACTGGCCATATGTAAAGCTCATGTCGTCACCACCGTAACTTGTCCAGCCTTGCCTATCATACGAACGCTCTGAAGGCGAGGCGCTTCTACCGTCGGGACGCCAACGAAGACCTTGAGGGTCTCAGGGCCGTCGGGCCGTGGATTCCGCAACGCCTGCGGATCCGACTTGTGCCGGGACGGGGTGAGCTGCGGGTGCTTTTCCTCGAACTCGTCAGCGCCAACAAGCGCACCCGTCCACTCCTTGCGCATGTCGCGCAGCCGGTAGCGGAACCCGGAGCGGTCCGAAATCCCGTAAGCATTCTTCTCAGAAGCAAAAGCCATTAGACCCTCAGATACCTACCACTCGGCCGCATGATGAGCGGCACTCGGTCCTCGTCTTCCATCGCGGCGCGCTGGAACTCTTCCTCGTAGATCGACTTCATCATCTGCACCCGCTCAGGCGCGCGCTTGATGGCCAAGTAGTATGCCAGCCCGGCCACCATGCACGGGTAGAACCGAAACGGGATTCCGGTGGTGTTGGTCAGCGCTCCGGCGTCCTCGATCCGGCGCACGTAGTAGTACACCAGCTGGTCCGTGGAGTTCTCCGGCGTTTGCCAGAGGTTGATCTCCGGCGAGATCTGGCGATCGAAGAAGAACTGCGAGGGTCGCCCCTGATCAGTCTTGTTCGGAAAGTCCAGATAGTCGGAGCGGCTGATGCGCACCATCTCGATGTCTGTGCCGTTGCGGCGCAGCGCCATGTCCAGAATATCGACGATGTCCGGTGCAAGCGTGTATTGCGATACACCCTGCGTCAGGGTCAGCGTGTCTTGGGTCACGGTGAACAGGTTCAGGCCGCGGTTGGCCCACTCTGCAAACATCAGGTTCAACGACCGGCGCGCCGTCTTCGCGTCGTAGCCTGTGCGCACCTCTTTACCAATGCGCTCATACGCCTCTTCGATCGCTTCCGCGATGTCGAGGTTGAAGTCTCGGCTGCCGGACGTTGTCATTTGTTACACCATCTTCGTGTTGCGAACGCCACGGCCTGCCATAACGCAGCCGCCGTCCTTGAAACCAGCCACCTTGCCACCGGCCTTGAAGCCCTCGACGTCGCGACCCTTCAGGATATCAGCCTTCGTGATCTTGCCGTCTTTGTTCAGGTCTGGAAACTGCTTGTCCTTGGCCATGGGTTACTTCCCCTTGACCTTGCCGCCGCGCTTCATCATGACTTCGCCACCGCGCATCATTTTGACCTGACCGCCGCGCATCATCTTTTTCTCGCCGGGCTTCATTGCAGCCTTGGGCTTACCCTTGGCAGCCATCGGCTTCTTGTCCTTGCCTTGCATCATGACGTGATCTCCTATCTCGCCTGTCCAAAATCAAGCGCGCGTACTCGGGCGCGCTATATCTTCTATAGTAACCCAACTTTTCAAGTTTTGCAGCAGAATTGTCAAGTTCCGTGAGCCGCTGCAAAAAGATGACGGCGGCCTCGCTGATGTGAGACAAAGCCCAGAGGTCTAGTCCAGCTGAGCTGAAAAACTCGTTCATATGGTCTGTCGCAACTTCCAGCTGCTCGTAGTCCCCAGAGAACGCGTCGTCCACCACAACAATCACGTCCAGCTCATCCGTCAGACCAGCCGCCGCTTGCAACACCGCGGACCAAAGAGCCCCGTCTGCCTGCACAATCTTTACCCGTCCCTTGTCGTGCGCAGGCTTGGCAAATGGGCAGAGAGGAAGCCCGAGGTCAGGGTCCACCTCAGCAAGCTCCTCGATCCACCGCTCGATCAAAACGTGCCCACAAAGCCGCCGCGCCGGTACCCTTTGACCTTGGCCTCCGGCGTGTTCGACACAACCGTCTTGCCCTTGGCGCCAGCCTGCTTTTTCTTGCGAGCCGTCGATGCGCGCTCAGACTTGCTCAGAGACTGAGCCTTGGACCGAGGCAAGCAGCGATCAGGGTTCTTCTTGTCCTTGGACGTGCCACACTTGCCCGCGATGTTTCCACCCGAGTCGATGCGGACCCAGTCCTGCTCGCGCCACTTTTTAAGCTCGCCCATCAGAAAACCCTTACAAGGCCGCCTTCAGCCTTTTTGTTGACCTTCTTGCCCTTGGCACCCTTGGCGTAATTCGGGTCCTTGCAATACTTGCTTGCCGCCATATTGGCGTACGCGCTCGGGTAGGTGTCAAAGGTCCGCTTGGCCCAAGCCTTGCCCTTGGGACAGATCTTGTTACCCTCGGCCATCAGGACAGACCCTTCATCGCTTCCTGCTTACGCGGGCTGCACATGGACTGGTCAACCTTGCCGCCCTTCTTAAATTCGGGCTTGGCTTTGGTTGGCTTCATCTTCACTGGCTTCTTCATCGGAACCTCCGTGATTTGCTTCGACATATTACCACGATTCATCCTACTGTCCTACCTTGTCTTTGAAAGACATCCAGATCGCAGCGGCGATAAACATCAGAACGCCGGTCGTTACAATCCGTACCGAAGTCTGCCACATCGTGGTCCGCGTCTCACGCCAAGCAGACAGCAGTCCGCGCAGCTCGTCAAGATCCCGCGGGGCGTTCTCGTCGTGGAGACCAAGCTCTTGCAGCGCGGCCCTCGCACCTCGCTTGGCAGCGCGGTCGAGCATTGCCTCGAGCTCTTCATGCGTGAGTTGTACGCTTCCCATCAGCAGTTCCACTTCTTCAACGATAGCGCCTTACGTGTCGGCTTTCCTTTTTCGTCCTTCATCCGCTGCTTCCCCACAATATCACCCGCAGCGCGGAGCTCTATGATTGTAGCCTGCGCCTTAGCTTGCATTTGCTCGTTGCGAACAGGGTCCTGAATACATGGGTGCAAACGTCCGTGTTCGCGCGCGCTGAGTATGCGCAGGTTGCTCCAGTGATTGTTGCTGTGCATGCCGTCGATATGATCAACGTGGCACCCCTCAAAGAGTTCGCCGACAAAAGCCTGCGCTACAAGCCTGTGAACCAAAAAAGATTTACCCGGCAGGCCTCTAGGCGATCCGTCACGGAGCTTCACCTCAACGTATGGAAGTGTGCGCCCGTTTGCCGATCGCTTCTTTGTTGTCAGCTTCATGATCTTCTCAGGCATAGGCACCATGCCGCCAGACTTACCGCGGCGAAACCGCTCCAAGGACTTAACCCGGCCATGGTCGCTGATCGCATACCGGTCCTCGTACCCATGCACAGGCACCCAGCGCTCATTTAGCAGTTCCATTTTTTCCTCGCCTTTCTGAGTCTGCTCTCCGGATCTTTTGCGGCATCAGGGAACTTCTTCATCTGCCCCGCGCTGCGAGCGCAGAAGCTTTTCTTGCGGCCTGCGTCCTTCTTGGTCTTCGGGTTCGGAGCAGGCGGCTTGAGGTTCATGCCCTGCTTTTTGGCGGACGCCCGGCCCTTGGCATTCAAGCCACCGGTTGGGTCCTGCCCGGCTTTTCTCTGCCACGCTGGAGACTTCGCCATCACACTTCCCCTCGGTCAGGCCAGCTCAAAATGGGGGCCGTCAATGAACGGACGCCTGCCCTCGCTGCGGCGCAGGTCCACGTACGAGTTCATCGCGTCTTCCATCGATCCATCCCAGTCGCGGATGTCCGGGAT